CCTATGAGCGCCCGCCCCAGTGTGGACTTTGTCGCCCTGCTCAATGAGGCGGGGATCCCCACCACCGACGAGGCGATCACCGCTGAGCTCAAACGCCAGGTCGAGGCCAGCGGGTCGCTTATCTCCAATGACAGCGCGGTCAGCCCGTTCTGGCGTCTGGTCAAAGGGGTGGTGGTCACCCCGGCCGCCTTCCTGCTGCGCACCCTGCTCGCCGGCTATGTGCTCCCCAACAGCTTTGCCGCCACCGCCAAGGCCGCCTATCTCGACCTCAAGGCCTGGGACGTCGATCTCACCCGCAAGCCCGCCCAGAAAACCCGAGGCCTGGTCGACTTCATCAAGGCCAACCCCGCCGACACCGTCACCATCCTGGCCAGCGTCTGGATCAGCACCGAACGCATCAACGGCGTGGTCTACCGGCTGCGACCGGTGCAAACCGTGGTGAGCCCCGCCGGCGAAGCGGTGGCCCAGGTGGTGTGCGAAGCAGAAAAGGCGGGGGTGGCCTACAACCTGGCCCCGGGTTATTACAACCTGCTGAGCGAACCCATCACCGGCATTGTCTCGGCCAGCAATGGCCAGGACTGGATCACCCAGGTGGGCAGCGATGAAGAGGACGACGATTCGCTGGGCCTGCGCATTCAAAACCAGTTCTCGGCCGTGTCGCACTATCACATCGATTCGGTGTACCGCAGCATGCTGGCCAGTGTCGCCGGCGTGCGCCCGGATCAGGTCTACTTTGAGCACGATGGCCCCCGCGGGCCGGGGACTGCCAACGCCTATATCCTGCTGGACGTGGGTCCCACCCCGGACCCCCTGATCGCCCAGCTCAACGACTATGTGACCGTGCAGGGCAACCATGGCCACGGCGACGACCTGCAGGTGTTCCCGCTGACCGACACCCTGGTGGATGTCAGCGTGACCCTCTGGCCGGTGGCCAATCTCGAAGCGCAAGAGCTGGCCGACCTGCTGGCCGGCGTCGAGGCGCTGATCCGGGCTGCCTTTCGTGAGTCCACCGCCTATCCCGACGTCACCCGCACCGCGCCCCGATCGCGCTTCTCGTTCAGTCAGCTGGCGCGCGAGCTGCACGAAACCTTCCCGGCCCTGGCCAGCCTCGATTTTGCCAATAGCGACATCGTGTCGCAGTTGGCTATCCCCCGCCTGGCCTCACTGGAGATCATTACCGCATGACCCCCCGTGAGCATGACGAACAGGCCCCGCCGCTGCCGGCCCACACCGTGCCCTGGTGGGAAGATGGCCAGACCCTGCCCGAAGCCCCCAAAGAGCCGGCATTTCTGATCCGCGGGATCATGGGCTTCTGGCGGCAGGTGCGCACCTGGCTGCTCTACCCGCTGGCCGGCCAAGACCCGCTGACCTGCTCCCCCAGCATGCTGGGGCTGCTTGCCTGGGAGCGGGACATCACCCGCTTTGGTGGCGAGCCGATGGCCCTTTACCGCAAGCGGGTGAAGTGGGCCTATCTCAACGCCCGGGACGCTGGCGACGTGGCCGGCTTCAAGCGCATTTTTGAACGGCTTGGCCTTGGCTGGTGTGAGCTGCACGAACGGCAGGCCGACACCGACTGGGACGTGATCACCGTCGAGGTGACCGACTCGGACGCCGCCAACAACCAGGCGCTGATGATGGAGCTTATTCAACATTACGGGCGCACCTGCCGCCGCTACCGCTTTCAGGTGGTCTATCCGCAAGCGGCCATCGTTCACGCAGCCCGTATCGACATGAGCCAGCAAGTCTTTGCCGCATCACTTTCGAGGACATCATGAGCCAAGTTATCACCAACGCCTTTGCCAGCTACTGGCAAGCCTGCCTGACCGATGAAGCGCCGGTGGAGCTCGATGCCTTCGTGCTGGCCAACATCCCGGATCTCGATCCCGATGCCCCCATCAGCCCAGACGATGGCCTGCCACCGGCTGCACAGATTGTGCACCGCCAGCCGGTGGACCAGCGCGGGCGCATCAACCTGGACGCGGTGGCTTACACCATCGTGATGGACACCAGCGTCGGCGATTTCGAGTTCAACGCCATGTACCTCATCAACACCGAGATCAATCTGGTGGGGATGATTGTGCACAAGGGGTCAGAGGCCAAACTCAAGACCGATGAGGCCAGCGGCCAGACCGGCAATTCCTTAGTCAAATCCATGCTGATGGAGTACGACCGGGCGAGCCTGGCCACCGTCACCACGGTGGATGCCGGCACCTGGCAAATTGACTATGCCGCGCGCCTAGCCGGCATGGATGAGGATAGGCGCCACCTGGTGCTGCCGCTCTATGGCTCCGCCTGGTTTGAGGGGGATGGCTTTCTGGTCACCAACAACGCCGGGGTGTATCACGTCAGCCCCGGCAACGCGGCGATCGGTGGATTGCTGGCAGTACAGCCAGAAGATGAGATTGTGACGCCGGACGCCCTGCCGATGGGGGTCTGGGTCGATGTGCATCGTGCTGGATCTGTGACGGGGGCCTGGAAAAACCATGTTTCCCTGGTATTGAGCGCCGAAGACCTGATTGATTACACTGACGATGGCGGGTATCAGCACCACGTGGCCCAGCTGGCCATCATCAATGTTGACAGCAGTGTGACGGATACCCGCCGTCAACGTACCCACCACCACTATTGGGATGAGATCCTGGATCCCCCGCCTCCGCCCACACCAGAAGAGATTGGCGCCGCGCCGGCTGACCATACCCATCCCGGCACCATCACCACCCCCATTAACCTGGCGGCGGAAGACCTCAACACCATCGTGACACCTGACGTCTATCGCCAGGAGTCGGACGCCAATGCCATTGCAGCCCTGAACTACCCCGAACCCAAGGCGGGCTCCCTTATCGTGACGGGCGGCGCCGGGGTGCAGCAGCGCTACCACGTTTACAACACTTCACGTATCTACACCCGGGCGCAGTACAACGAGGGCGCTTTCACGCCCTGGTCGCTGACCTACAACGACCAGAACCCGCCTTCGCTTTCTGCGCTGGGGGCGGTGCCGCCGGTGGGCGCCGTGCTGCTGTTTGAAGATCAAGCTGTCAACCCGGCCACGATTTACCCTGGCACGGTCTGGACACGGATTGCGGGCGGACGAAACATCCGGGGCGCTGGCGCCGAAGAGGTCGGCGGACAGATTGGCGGCAGCGACACGGTCGCCCTTGGCGTCGAGCACATGCCCTATCACGCCCACACCGTGGGTAACCACGCGCACCATATGCCGGGCCATGCGCACTACCTCTTCACCGATGGTTATAGCAACTACGGTTCACCGCTGGCAGCTGCGCCCTCTGGGGCGGTGGCCTCTGGCGGTGTCAGTCGCAGCACCACCGACCGGGACGATTATCTGATGATGGCCTCGGTTGGTGGTAACTGGACCGGCGCCTCGAATGTCGCCGGCGAAACGGACACCTGGGGCGCAGCCCCTGACACTGACGCCCGGGGCGGTGGCGCGGCTTTTACCATCACCAACTTCTATTACACCCTGCACATCTGGAAACGGCTTTCGTAAGGAGCGGTCATGACACGTTATTACTACCTCTATCGCAACGACCTCGCGCGCGGTTACCCGCGCGTCAAGCACATCGCCGACGAACCTATCACCCTGACGGCCGAGGAAAAGAAACTGCTTTGCCTGTACCAGGGCGAGACGCTGCCGGAGCGGCTTATCTGGGACTCAGTGAAGAAAACCTGCCGCCCGCCCAGCGAACAAGAAAAGCTCGACCTCGACCAGGCGGCCTACCAGCCACCCCAAAGCCACTACGTCAAAGCCGGCCGGGTGCTCCCCACACCGGCCATGCCGGCCAACCTGTTGCGCCCACGCTTTGACATCGAGACAGAGCAGTGGACCGAGACCGCCACCCCAGGCGAGCTCGAAGCGCAAGCCGACCGCGCCCAGAAATGGGCCTACCTCGACGAGCTCGGCCGTTATGGCTACGCCCGCTCGGAGCATGCCCTGGGGCTGGTTTCTGATGATGAGCTCGCCGAGGCCAGCGCCTACTTGATGGCGCTGGCGGCCGGCGAAGAGGCTACCCGTCCGGCCTGGCTCAGCCGGTACATGGTGTAACAGGGGGCGCTGATGAGCTGGACTACAAGCTCCATTCACTGGCCCGCCAGCGCCGCCGGGATGCGCGCCCAGGTGCAGCCTGTCCTTGCCCAGGTGCCGGGCAGCAATACCGCCGCCTTGGCGCGCCTGGACGCCCTGGCCGGACGGGCACACTACCCGGTCAACCCGCTATCGGGCACGGCTGCCGCGCTGGCGGGTCTGCGCACCGAGCTCGATGCCTTGCTGGCAAACGGCCGCGCCCTCTCGGTGACCCCCGAGCAATACGGGGTCGGCCAAGAGCAGGGAGGCGATCATGCCCTCTCGGCCCCCAATGCGGTGGCCAGGCTCGCGGCCAAGCTGCGCGATGGTGCAGACCCCTTGACCCCGACAGGCTCAGGCCATGCCGTGGCCTGGCTGGTCACCGCCCAAAGCGCCGGCGAACTGGCCAGCCTGTTGGCCATCCTGTGCCCTGTGCTGCCTATCCCGGCCTGGTGCGCCACCTTGCGCCGGCTACAAGCCAGCAACGATGCTATGACCCAGCCCACGGCGCCCATGGTACCCCGCTGGCGCCAGGATGAACCGCTTATCTGGGAGCCCTTGCGCCAGACCCGCAGCGCACTGGGGGCCAGCATTGCCCAGTTAGAGAGCCTGGCCGCTGACAGCCAGACCCCCATTGCCCGGCTGCAAACGCTGGCCGCCCGCCGCCAGGACCGCCTGAGCGCGCTTGACCAGGCACTGGACGGGCTTGCCGCCCTGAGTGGTCAGCTGTGGCACTGGCAAGGCACCGGGGATGCCGTCAGCCTCGCCAGCCAGCTGGAGGCATCTAACGCGCCCAGCCATGCCCACACCCACACGGTGGCCACCTTGTTGCTGTCGGCCACCCCGATCACCTTCTGGCAGGAGTTGACCTCATGAAAAACGCGCTGCTCACCCTGGACGGTCAACCGGTCGCCATTCAGGGCATGAAAGTGTCGCTCTCCATGCAGTTCAAGGACAAAGACCAGTCCGGCCAGACCAGCAGTGCGACCAGCTCGGAGCAAGGCACCAAGGCCAAGGAGCTGACCGTGACCGGACTTATCCCGTTCAAGCGCGAAGCCGACCTGACTGCGCTGTTTGCGCTGGCCAATAGCAACGGGGACGGCGGTGAGCGCCATGTGTACCGCATCGGCTCGCTATTGGCCCGTTCGGTGAAAATTCGTCAGGTCAAATTTGTGGGCCGCATCAGTGCCGACGAACAGGACGGGCAGATGGCCTGGCGCGTTTCGTTCACCCTGCGCGAATACAACTCGGTGCCGGAGAAGCGCGAGCAGCGCGTGAAACTCCCCGCCGCCAGTACCGGCTCAGGGACCGATAACAGCGAACCGGCGGCACAGACTGACGACAAGTCGCAAGCACAGCAACTGACCCGCTTTGAGCAATTTCTGAAAAACTGGGATGACACCCTCGCATGAAACTGGCCACGTACCTGACCCTGGCGGGCGCTCCCTGCCCCCTGATTGAACATGACACTGCACTGGACTTGTCCGCCGGCGGCCGAGCGGTGCTGGTTGTCCAGGGCTCGGCCAACAAGGGGGACGTCTTCACCCTGGATCTGGGTTACAACAACGATTTGCGCCGCTGGTTCACCGGCTACGTGGAAAGCGTGCAGCCTTGCGACAACGGCAGCAGCCGTTTGCTGTGCCGGGAGCTCGCCGGCGTGCTGGCCGCTCCGCTACCCGTCAGTCAGCAGCACGCCACCTTGCGCGGCCTGCTGGCCTGGCTGACCGAGCAAACCGGCCTGACCTTCCTGCTTCCTCAGGAGGCCGATTACACCGATACCCCGATCCCCAACTTCACCAGCGCCGGCACTGGCTATCAGCTCTTGAACAACGCCGGGCGCGCCTTCTCGGTACCGGACTTTATCTGGTACCAGCAACCGGACGGCACCATCTTCGTGGGCAGCCACGCGCACAGCCGCTGGGCGGGTAAAGAAGTAACACTGGATCCGGCTTGGGTACGTGACCAGGCCGGCAATCAGTTCACCATGCCGCCCTCGCCGGTGCTGCGCCCCGGGGCCACCGTGGACGGCAAGCGGGTTACCCGGGTACGCCTCACCGGCGAAGACATGACCATCACCACGGCCACCCCGGGGAAGGTGACCAAAAGTGCCCAGCAGCGTCAGACCGAACAGCAGTTCCCGGAGCTGGCGGCCGGCACCCACCTGCCGCAGTTCGGCACCGTGGTGAGCGTGAGCGACCAGGCTCGCGCCGGCCAAACAGCCGATCCGTTTCGGCCGCGCTATGCGGTCGATGTGCAAGCGCTGGGCGAAGATGGCAAACCGGACACCGCGGCCCCGCTTTATCGGGCGGTCCCGCTGCCGGTGCTGTTTGGTGGCCAGGAGCAAGGACTGCTGCAAACCCCGCTTGAGGGTACGGTGGTGGAGCTCGGCTTTGCCTTTGGTCGGGTCGACCGGCCGTTTGTGCGCACCATCCTGGGCCAAGGCTGGCCACTGCCAGACATCGCCCCAGGCGAGCAACTGCAGCAACAACGGGCCGAGGTGGCGCAGCGCATCGATGCGGTGGGCAACCGCAGCCTTTACACCGACCGCACCCACACCGACAGCGCCTGGCAGTTGCACCAGCAGGCTGATGACTACCAGGGGGAGTTTGGCCAGCACCAACTGAACACGCAACAGCACAGTGTGGAGCTGATAGGCGCCTTGAAGCGCATCGAGGCGCTGGGCGGCATTTCGCTGCTCGCCGGCGACGAGTTCACCCTGGGGAGTCTGGGCAACATGAGCCAGACCACGGCCGGCAGTCTCACCGAAGTGGTGGGGGAACTGCGCCAGACTATCGCCGGCACGGGCCAGCACCTAGAGGCGCCACAATCCTGGATGGGGAGTGAAAGCATCAACATTTTTCAGTTACTGCTGCAGTTGATGAACCTGGTGGCACAGTTGGCCACCACCACCGCGACCCACACCCACCCAAGCGTCGGCACTCCGAACGAGGCGGGCGACCTGCAAGGGCATGCTCAAGCAGCCAGCGAGCTGGCCAATACTCTGGATCCGATCATCGAATAAAGATGGCCACTCAAATGAGTGGCCAAAGCGACAGATCACATATTAGGAAGAGAACTAATCTCAGCGCGAGCCGGTAGCTCACATGAAAAAGCATAGATGGAATTGATCGGACGGCAACACGTTCATGGCAAAAGAAATGCGGCGACCGCTCTCCCATGGCTTGCACTTTTAGACTCAATAAAAAAGGGCCATTCATTGAATGGCCCAAAAGAAGTTCAGGATACGAAAAGAATAGCTACAGCAAAAACTACTCCCCTCAACATTGACCATAACAATCTGAAGCTGAATGGCAGGTCAACAGCCACAGACAAACAAATCAACTCGTAACGACATAATTAATCAATTAAATGGCATGATAAACATCACATTTTTATGAATTATGTATACAAAAAAAAGCCACTCATTTGAGTGACTTCAAAAGTAATCAGTGCGAGCACATGAACAACGGCTGTGGGCTTAATGCCTAACACGAACCCTTGTTCGCGTAGACACATCGTATCTCTATCAAGCTGAACTGGGGCTCAACATAGTGAGAAATCAATGAGTTATTCATCCAATATTCAACAAACATCACTACGTCTACGCGAACAACTGGGCATGCTGGCCCTGACCCCAAAGAAGCGCCGAACCCTCAACGCAGCAATCGGGAAAGCCATTGTCGCCAGCAACCGCAAAACCATTCGCAAGAGTCAGGCCCCTGATGGTAAACCCTGGGAGAAGCGCAAGAGCAAACGCAAGGACAAGAAACTGAGTGGCTTTGCCAAACGCTTGCGCTCACGGCCAACCACCGACACAGCTACTGTCACCCTCGATCGGCCGTTTACTGCTCGCATTGCCAATCAGCACCAGAAGGGGACCAGTTGGCGCATGACCAAGCGCAGCGGCCAACGCAAGAACGCCGCCCATGATGCACCGTGCTCGCGCTTCCAGGCGGTGAGCTTGCGGGAACTGGGCTACACCGTCAGGCGCAAGCAGGGCAAACGCACCCGTACCGTTAAACCGTCGCTCAAATGGATGCAGGAAAACCTGACCCAGGGCAAGGCCGGCATCATCATTCGCGCGATGGGACATCGTTCCAGCAAGACGTCATGGACACAGAAGACCCCGCCACGCCCGCTTATCTTTGATCCCAATGACCCCGAGCTTAAACGCATCTGCGCTGAAGCATTCCGAGCAGCAGGCTGGCAAGCGTAA